CTTACATACTCAGACTTAGCACTACCTGATAGCTGTACGATCTTGTTCAACGCTTTCGTAGCATTCACACTCATACTATCTGCTATTGCTTGCATCATATACTGTTGCACATGTGGTGTCTTCAAAGCCTTACTAGCAGTCACTCTGCCTGATTCTCCCTTCGCGTATCCAGCGTCTACACTAGCTTGTTTGATACTGCACCCTTTTGCTACTAACGTATCAACCAGCTTCTTCTGTTTCTCGGTTATCTTTACAAGTGTCATGCCGTCAACTGTGCAGTATTTCGTACACACATGTCAATATCTTATTTTCATTTTCTGCAAAGTTCGTGCTGTCTCGTCAGCACACCACGAATCAGTATTGGCAACTGATAGTGCCGATGCCGTACTCGAACGGCGGTCGACAAACTTCAGACCGAAAAGTTTGACATTCGGAACCGTTCCGCTGTATGTGAATGCAAGACATGATGAAGACGACATGTCTCACATGCACATGGCTCTGTCCGTGATTTACTCTGACAGTCCACCGTTCCCCTAATCTCCGCACCTCCAGCAAAGTCTTCTGTGGTCGCATGCAATGTGCCAGCACATTTCGATCTGCATGATAGACGCAGATCAGGAGGTGCTACGAAAAGGGTCGGCAAGAAAAGACCTATCTTGTGTAACAAAGCAAATCCACTTCATCGACTACCAGCCTTTTCTTGCCTAACGACTCAGCAAAATCATCAAAAAAACTCGTTCGAATTGCCACCTCAAAGCGTCCTTACAACAAAGGCTCTACGCTACAAGTCATCGCCACGCAATGAGGCTCCCATAATGTATTTGGAGCAAGCCCTCTGCTGATAGACGCAGAGGTTCATAGGTCAAAACACGAAGGGCGTTCTGGTATTGCGGAACAGGTCGGTTTCTATGTTCTGCCCAACGGGCGCGTTAGACACGATGAGAAGAGAAAATAAAATTCCCTCCGAACCGACCATGCCTAGAATTTTTTTTCCTCTTCTTGCAAAAATCTCCTCACTCAAGACACTCTTTCTATTTTGCTTCGCCAATTTTTTCTGTGTCTTGTCTCCTCGTTTTTGCCGTGTCTAATTTTGACCTATGAATCCAAACACATTCTGGCATTCGAGTACATTTTGATAAATCGTGTCAGGATGTGCTTAATTTTAACTTTATTATGGAGGTCGATATGACTACATTCAATAAAAATAGTAACTTAACTAGTACAAGTGTTCGCTTCACTGAAGATAATCTTTCCGACTGGAGAATCAAGTATATACGTCCAGCTTTGTCTACTATGGCTAAAGCTAAAAAGGACATCGATGTTCAGTTCGGAGAGATGGACATCGGTAAGAGTCTCGCGCATGTAGAGTGGTTCCTCATGGGCGAGGGTGATACCTACAATCCAGACTTGTTATCGTACGATGTGGACAAGCAAGAGTATGCACACACAAAGATGGTGAACGATGAACAAGTCTACACCGACAGACAAGTTGGTGTGCATCAGATGGGTATCGTCAAGTGGCTAAGACGCGCGTTATACAGTACCATGCAAGAAAATACATACAATGCTATTACCGACATGGATAACTTCGCGATGAATGATACCAACAACCTAGACAATGCAATCGCCAACGACACAGTGTCGGATGAACAGATCGTACACTGGGATAAAAGGATCAACAACAATCTCGGTTCGGTTGAGAAGATCAAGTTCATCCAACAGTGGCTGGAATCAATGTATCTTGAGTACGAGGAAAAGCAGTACATTCCAACCAATGTCTCAAAGGCTAAGCAAGACGAGGCTCAGAAGAAGAGGCAACAGATTGTAAAAGCTACATCTGAGGCTAGAAAGCAAAAGCTTGGCTTGATCAAGTAACTAATCAAATGGAGTCGGCTCTTCGGAGTCGGCTCTTCAACTTATCTTAAGGGAGATAACAATGAGAACAGTATTCATTATCAAATATTCATTCATATACTATGGTAGAGATGGTGCAGAAGATCGCATCATCAATCACCAGAGAACATTCGACAATCCATACGGAAGAAGTTGCTTCATGGAAAACATAATCTACATGCCTGAATTGCTAAACGTATCACTAGAAACAAAGGAGATATAACATGGTACACATAAACAAAGACAACTATGAAAGAGAGTTGTCAATCATGGAAGATAGCATCGTTGCCGTAACTAATTACTTCAAGTATGTCATACCTGATCAAGGCAACGTCATAACAAAAGAGGACATCAACTACCTCGATGCGAGATTATCCACGCTCAACGAGTACGTCTGTTACTTCATGGTTTCAGAAATGCGTGAACAATTTCGTCAGACAGAGATTCATTCAAAAGCACATGACATTGTCTACATGGCAATGCGTAAAATCGTCAACCCTGAAGAGTTCAATCTAACTTACAAGGAGAAACTCAGATGATCAGATACATGCTCATAAACTTCTTCATGCTAGCTTGCACGCTATACATGATAGCTGTAATAGGTCTAGCTCTTGGCATCTAATGGTGTCAGCACCTACCGGCGAGCTGATAGACGCTCGCTGGTAGGTGCAACTCTTCCAGTCGCCCAATGCCACACCCCAAACTGCCCGACTGGAAGAGTCAAGTCTGCGTCCTAGTAAGACACGGACGTAGTACAACTAAAAGTGGTGGGTCGCGGTGGCGCGAGTGTTGGCGACTCTACGCTCGACTACAGTTGACCAAACTTCAATATGAATCGCTGATGATTTCATGTTGGCTAGCAGAATATTTCCATCTCGCGTAAAGATTTCCCTTCGGCGGCTTCGCCGATCTTGACGCTTGGAAATATCATGCTAGCTCGGTCAGTAATTTTTAAGGAGAAAGCTATGTTAAAATCAAATGATATCAAATCATACTGGGATATTGATCGCATGTATGATGGTAATTGTGAAAGTATTGAGTACTTCAGATTAAAAATGAATGGTGATATTCAGATATGGAAAACCTATTCTGATAAGTCTGGAAGATGGGGAATGTATGAGGTTGTTGATACCAGCAATGGCAACAGCAGATTATACACTCGATTTGCAGATGCAATGGCTATGGGTTTACTATACCATTTACAGGCGAAAGGTTTAATCGCCGCATGAATTGTACCGTGTCTGATTTAATACGATTAAAACGGACACGACATTTTAACTAGTTGATTTTATTACTTAATTAAATTATAATCATAAGTGGAGAAAGCTATGAACGAAGAAACATTTTACTATTCAAAAGAAATCCTCAAGCAAATACAGTATGCAGATCCTAATGCTATGAATTGTTGGGGAGTTATTGTTGGTCACAACTGCTTTGCATTACCAGAAACAAAAGAACGCAGAGCTGGTATCAAGATGGTGACTAATGGTTTCAAACATCAGGGTCGTGTTGACGTTGATCTGACTTGGGCTGATGATTACACAATCAAGTTCTATGACAAACGAGGTAACGTAATCAATACAATCGAGCGTGTGTATGCTCCAGAGTTATGCAGAACATTAGACATACACATAGAAAGTGGACCTGATTCACCAGTCCAGGAACTACAATTTACAAATACAGTAACGGAGATAAACTAATGACCAATGAGAAATACTTCATTGAGCCGAGAGCTGATTCGCAATGCGGATTAGTTCTCGCATGTATACGACTACATGGATCTATCACAGATAAAGACGCAATGGCTTTTGGTTGTCGGCGACTCGCATCGAGAATACATGATCTCAATGTGAACGGAGCAGACATCATAGCAATCCGAGAAACAAAAAACAAAGTTCACTTTGCAAGGTATATGTTCAGAAAAGATTACGAGAAAGATATCACCAGTAAAAATAACGCAGAACTTGCTGGTCAAGAATCATCTCCAAAGCAAACACCATACTGGCAAAAGGATTATGTAAAGTATGCAGAAATCTTGTGAAGATGTAGGAACATTTGTGTGGAATAGATTAACACACAATGTACGAGTTCGTCGTGATTATCTAAACTATTCAGAGCATGGTATGCCCTATGTAGTTGATCACTTCGAACTCACTGTAACCGATGTAAATGGTAATCAAGTAAAGAGTCCGCTGACAGAAACTGGGTATCGTTCGTATATGCTGGCGCGCAAATCAGAACATTACGGCGGTACAACTCATTGTGATACTCCTGTTAGCAATGAGGAGTTTCTGTCCAGCTTAAAACATAAACTAGGCGATGAGCCACAACAGAAGGAACTATTCTAATGAAAACACTACGAGGAAAAGAAATGGTAACACTTGAAGAACGATTCAGAAAGGACATGCTGTTCTATGAAGCGTTACATAAAGATACAGAGCGATTCCCACAATGGAGTACTCGATATGATATCGAACAAGTCTTCAAAAGACTCAAAGATATTGTAGACCAATTCAACTTTGTTGATGATGTGCGTAATGAGTCTAATCTTCCAACTGAAAGTGAAGAGAAAGGAGTAGTTGATGTCGCATCCAGTCAATGATGTAATACTAGCTGGTATCGAGGACAAGGTAAATTCAATGCCTTGCCTCGAGCTACTAAACTATTGTGATGAAGTAGGTATCAAAACAACTAATGTTCCAATGGAAGTTCTTATGGACTTAGTTATTGAAGACCTAACTGAAAGAGCAATGCAACCATAACATGTATCAGTTCTGGCACAAACCACCATACAGTAACCAGCGTGGTCTGATACAAAAAAGGGGAGGTGTCGGAGCCTCCCCAGTATGAAGGATACTATGACAATGAAAAAACTTACGTCTAATCAAGTCCGTATACTAGCTACAGTAAAGCTATATACAGATAAGTCAAACCCAAAACCTCCAAGAATATCATATTCTACTTTTCGGAAAGAACTACCAGATCTCAAGCATGGCACAATCAGCACAACATTACACCAGCTAGAGCATCGGTACGGCTTTATAATATCAGTGCAGATGCAAGACAACGAGCGCATTCTGTATGCAAATCCAAGAGCACCTAGTTTGGTAAGAAAATATTTCATTACCGCATTAGGTAACAAAACAATCAATAGATACTTGTCATTAGAAGCAAAGCGTAGTAGATCTATTCTCTATGAAAAGTTATTTGGAACAGCTAACAATTCAATCCGAGAATCAGAAGGTCAATTTGCGTGATGCTTTTAACTGGGCTGGTCTATCAAAGACCACATACTACAGACAACTAAAAGGCACAGAGCTGCGCTATGAAACTGCTATCAAGATTGAACGAGCTATTGACCAGCTTGCGACGCTCCAAAAAAAATAAAGGAGTAGAACAAAGAGCATGGCAGAAGTGTGATGCTTGTGGTGAACAGACTCAACACTTTGTAGTCTTTCTATATAAGAGCAGTTTGATATGTCACAAGTGCTATGAGGAGGATACATGGTTAGCAAAAATAAAGCAAAAGGAAGCTATCACGAACGGTGGTTTCTAAAGCTATGGAATAACTTAGGTATAAAGACAAAGAAACAACCACTATCGGGCAGTTTAGGTGGTGAATACAAAGGGGATTTGACTATCGAGATTGATGGTCAGGTTCTCTTTGTAGAAGTAAAGTATCGAGACAAGAGTTCGTTTCCAAACGTATTCAATCTCTTAGAAGATAGGGATATGGCAGTATGCAAACGTAAGACTGGCGACCCTAGATACTGTGTAATAATTAGTGACCGAGTATGGGAATCAACATTTAAAAAACTTATTGGAGGATAGTATGAAAATACTTAATACACTTAACACTTACAAAACTCTTAACTCTGTGCAATCAAAATATTTTTATGGTGTCACAAGTGGTGACAACCCTAGAGAAATTGCAACAGCCAAACAGTTGTGGAAACTTCAGGACTTATCAAATAAATTATATCACTATTATTATGCGATAGAATCAGTTCTCGATTGCGATGAAAATGCAGAGATAATGAATGCTCTCGATGATACTAAGCGCATGATTGATGAGCTAAGTGAGCTGTCTTTACCAATGTCGAAAACTAATACCGACAAAAAAATAAAATTACTTATTGATATGCTTGAATCAACTTTACCGAAGTTCTCGAAATTGGTTCAGGATTATAAATTTAATAAATCAGCGTAGGAGAAAACATGTCGAAAGTCGTACAAATAAAAGAGAATGGTAATCTTGCCGTTCTCTTAGCCCACAGATCACCAACATCTGCTAACAGCCAGCTCGTGAGAGAACTCAATGGTCTTGCGAGTGTAGACGTTTCCGGTGTGCGTTGTGAAGTAACGAAACTTGAATCTGCTTTGGCGGCAGTTGCAAACATCGAAGCCTACATGACACCACATCGACCTGAGAAAGTTGGTGAGTTATTCAGGCGTTGGAAGTTTTTATTCCAGCGTCCATATGAAACAAGTATGGAAGAGTGTAGTGCCAGAGTTGATATGATGATCGAGAGTATGCTTGACTTGCCAGCAGACTGCATCATGCATGTATACAATCAATCGATCAAAACATTTCGCATACTGCCGCCGTACTCAGATGTGTATGGGCTGATCAAAACACCCTATGAAATGCGTAAACTTTATCTTGATTTCTTTCAGAATAAAGTTGACGAGTTGCGTAAGTGAAACTATATTAACCATATAAATAAGGAGAAAACTATGGATAGACAAGGCTTTATCGGTGGCACTGATGCCATCAGAATTATGAACGGCGAGTGGGCAGAACTATATCAGGAGAAGGTTGGGCTTGTAGAATCAAAAGATCTGACTGATGTATTTGCTGTTCAGCTGGGTGCATTTACAGAAGATTTCAATCTCAACTGGTGGGTACAATCGCATTCACCTGGCTATACAATGGCTGGCACTCAGCGTGTGCTTCAACATGAACTCAAGTACGAGGGTGGCTATGTACCATTCAAAGGTACAGCAGATATGATGTGTGTAGATAATCAAAAGAAAAGCTACATTGTAGAAGCCAAACACACCAATGCGTTTACAAACATGAATGATGTGATCGAGAGATACATGCCGCAGATACAATTCTACATGCATCTACACAACATGCATTGTGAAGTACATGACTACAAACCAGACGGTTGTTATCTATCTGTCATATTTGGCAACAGCAAGTGGGAGTCAAAGCATGTTGGGTTTGATCCAGTCTACTGTGCTAATATGCTTGGCAAGATCACACAGTTTTGGGAGCATGTAATCAAGAAGTCGCCTCCTATCGATAGGGATGCGGAGACCCCAGATATCTCAAGCATCACGATCGATAGGAAAGTCAAGCTTGACATGAATAGAGACAACGAGTGGATGTCAGATGCACATGACTATGTTGATACGCTTGAGTCTGCAAGAAAGAACGAGTCAGCCAAAAAGAGATTGATGAGCCACATACCACCAGATGTATATCAGATGGATTGTGATTTATTATCTGTAAACATAACCGACAAAAGAAGAACAATAAAAGTAAAGGAGAAAGCATGAACAAGAAAGATCCAGATTACGAAAAATCAATGAAGACCAAAGAGAACTTAGACCTTTGGAACTCTATAGCTGTGCCTGACAAAAACTATCTAAAGACCGTATCGTTTGGTCAGAGAAACTTTATATCTATTGACCCACAATATCAGATTATGAAGATGACTAAGATATTTGGTCCAGTGGGTGTAGGTTGGGGATACTGTGTAGAGTATGACTATCCTACTAATGGTGACGTTATAATTATTGTTGCAAAGGTAACGATATGGACAAAGTTACCAGAAAATAAATTTGGTCCGATTGCTGGTACACGAACATTCTGGCACAAGGATATGAAACGACCAGCAGAAGACGCTGGCAAAATGGCATTGACTGATGCACTAACTAAAGGTCTATCCCATCTTGGTTGTGATGCTGATGTGTTTCTCGGTAAGCACGACAACAAGCACACGGCTGATGATGGCAAGACAAAACACAATCCATTCTAACGGAGGTAATATGGAATACGATAACACGAACACTGGAGCTATCTTCAATAGCAATAGCGATCAACTCATTCTTGTTGGCACTGGTAGCCTCAACGACGAGGGTGAGACAAAGCGTATAGCTATGATCAAGGACGTTATGCCTGATGGTACAACGATCCGAGACATATACGTCAAGGTTGGTAGGCTATGGGATAACAACAGTGATACACCAAATGCGCCGACATTTACTGGTGTTGCCGAAATCTCTTCTGGAGAAAAGAGAGTTGCCGCTTGGGTAAAGCAGACAGAAAAAGGTAACATTCTGTCTATGAAACTCACGGAAAAAAATGCAATGTCATCCGATAATGGTGTTGACAAAAGCATACAAGATGATGAAATACCGTTCTAGGGATATAGTTTTCTCCAAAATAACTTCATCCTAGAACAAGCTAGGGGGTCTTATACTGCTCAATACCTGCCGACCTCCTAGCTTTTAACATCGGAGATAACTATGATAGAAAAAATGACCCACACAGTTATTCTCATGCTTACCATCGACCTCGAGTCAGCAAGAGAATGCCAGCGACTCAGCGAAAAAGTTTACAACGAGAATAGATGCTTTAAAGCATACAATATTTACAGCACCATACCACCTCGCAAGCCAAACAACTTCGAGGACATCATTGCTTTATATATAGAAAGGAAAAAGCTATGGGAGAAATAAAAAAAAAGAAACCAAATATATATGAATCTTTCGACAATATTTTTTATCCAGCCTCAGAAAAAGAAAAGTTTCGAGAGATAATCAGACAAGAAGTCAGAGAAGCTATTGCCGATATTCTAATCAAACCATCAGAAGAAAAAAAATGGAGAGAATATTATGATGCTATGTTTCATGAGCAAAAAAAACAAATAGAAAAAAACATCAATAAAAAACTAGACAGTAGTAAGCCATAAATGAAGAAGCCATAACTCTGGCGGCCCATCATAATCATCAAAGTCAAAAGCTAACTGACTAGGTGTGGAGCTGGAAATGAGGTCCATCGATGAAGGGTCGTCTATTTTCTTTTCGTCTTGTATCGATATAGTCATTCATCAAATCCTCTGCACTATCCGGTGACATGGTAAGAAGTTTATGCCATGCCGCACCCCAAACCAAATCAACTCCAACTTCTTTGCCAGCCTTACGCATAGCATCAGCTATGTTATCATAATCCACAATATCCCAA